ATTAACAAAACTGAAGGTTTGCCAGTCCAGATTACTTAATGTGCTGTTGGGTATCCCGATCCCCAAATCATTGAGGGGCTTAATACCAGCCGGGTCCCATCCGGACCACGTTGTTCCGGATAACGTACGCTGCCAGGTGCGGTTAATACTGGCTGCGCCAGTTGAGATTGCGGTATAGCGCTGAATAAGTCCGGTCCCGTTGAGCCGTGGGATAACTTCGCAAATGCCAGGCATGTCAGTCGGGCCGCCGGTAAAGGGCGTGGTAACTGACCATTCGCCCGGTGTTTTCAGCGTGTTCAGGTCCCCGGTAAAAAACGACATCCGTGTCTGAATCCCTGCAGGCAACCAGTCGGACCATGGCCCGTCAGTCCCGTTCCACGCGCCAGTCAGCGAGCGGACATAAACGTTGCCGCTCGTTGAGACGGTATAGCGCTGAAGCCCGCCGTAGCGTCCGCCGGCAAACACTTCCAGAATCCCCTGCCCGTTGTCCTCCGGGAACCCATACGCGGCAGTGGTGTTGGTGTTTGATGAGCGGCTCCATGTCCCGGTAGCGTCGGGCGTCGGTCCGTACGCATTCAGGTTTGCTGCAGCGGGCAGATTGCCGCGCCACTGCTGAGAGGAACTGACCAGCCCGGCCATTTTCTGCCAGCCCGGTCCGGTGACTGCCGGCATTGCCTGACTCAGCTGGACAGAGATGTCGCCCGGTGCCGTGTAAAAATTTGTCCAGACGCCCTTCTCAGCCAGCAGTCCGCGCAGCGCCTCGGTCGACTGTGCGACCAGTTCGGCAGGAACCTGGTTCATTGTTTTACGTGGTACTGCTGCCCACGCCGCGCCGGTGGTTGTCGGGCCGGTGAACGGACTGACAAGCGTGGCGGCCGTGTTACTGGTGACGCTATCAACCGGCAGGGTGTACAACACGCCGCCGATGGTCGCGGTAATGAAATCGCCCGGTTTTAAATCCGTGGTGAATAACGTACTGGTACCAACAACCGCCGTCGAATTGTTGGTCAGTTTGAGAGTTCCTGCGGACATAATGTCTCCTGATTACAGGCAATAAAAAACCCGCCGGAGCGGGTTAGTTTACGTGATTTGCGCGAATGAGCCGGAGCCGCGCAGTATTAACATGGTAGGCGAGGATATCGACGCACCCGCGCCCGGCAGTTGCTGATCTGCGTTCACTACGCATGACACGTTGATTAACCGTTCGGAGGTGCGCACGCTGTGCATGACCGTTGCCGAAAACACCCCGGAACCGGGGGTGTTAAAGTTAAACGACCTTGAGACACCATTTATCGTTATGGTGGCAATCGCCCCGACAGAGCCGCTATTGGCTCCCTGAACCCTGACGTTCATCATTACAACCACCTGTTTTGCGAGGTTGAATGTTGCGCTGTCAACATACTGGAAGGACCGAACATAACCGTTCGGCGCATCATCAAATACCATACCGTTGGCCACGTCGCCGATAAAGCTGTTGGCCTCCACAGTCCCTGTAAATTTGCCACCGCTGGCGTATACAGTGCCTCTGAACTCACCATCTGTCGCATAAACCGTGCCCCTGAAGGAGCCGGATTCGGCATAAACGGTTCCCCTGACGGTTACGCCCGCGAGCCACGCAAAGCCGCTTTTGTTAATGTGCCAGCCCACATTGCCGGAGCCATCCCAGTTGTTGGACTGAATGTACTGGCCAATTTTGGCATTCGTTATCGTTCCGTCCTGGATAAACCCGGAGCTCAGAAACACCTGACCGTTAACGATGGCAAAAGGCGAGTACATAACCGACCCCTGTCCCGACAGCATCACAAACTGATCGGCATTAATCGCAACGCTGGTCTTTACGCCGGAACCGTCAGCGATAACCGCCACAGACAACCCGGCGTCGTAGTAGTTGCCGTTGTATTTCACACCCGTTTTCAGGGTGTAAATTGCATTGGCGGTGGTTGCATTAGCGTACGCGGTGAACTTCTCGTTGATTGCTGCCTGTTGTTCCTGGAAGGTAGCAGTAGTCTGAGTCTGGTACTCAGCAAGGGCTTCAATGGTACTGGCCTGGGCGTGCTGAAGCGTAACAATGTTACTGTTCACCTCGCCTATCGTTGCAGAAACAACCTGCTTATACTCCGCGAACGCCTCATCCGCTGTTGCCTGTGTGATTTTTACCTGAGAGATTTCCGCACGCGCCAGCCCCAGCTGCTCATACTGGATTTGCGCACCTTCCACCTGCGCCAGGGTGACCTGCATCTGTCCTGCCAGGGTGAAATCAATCTGCTCTGTCAGGCGCTTCCCGTCCTCTGACGTCAGCAGGTCTTTGGCAATATCTTCCAGATAATCGGCGGCCTGGTCGTTAGCCATGCCCCTGATCCAGTCGGTCCAGCCTGATTCATTGCCCGTTTTGTCGACCAGCTGAGCGCGGTACCAGAAAATCTGGCCCGCCCGCAAACCAAGCTGGGTGTAATCCATTTGTGGATATGGCACATCCGACAGCAAAAGCGGATCGGCGTGGTCATCACGCGGCGTGTACTGAATTTCCGTTTTCAGCGTGTCTTCCGTGTTGGGCGGAAAAGCCCAGGTGAGGCGAATGCCCCAGTTAATGCCGGTGGCCGCGAAATTAATCGGCTTCGGCGGGTTACCGACTTTACCCGTCAGCGCTTTCTCCTGAGAGTATCCCCAGCCGCTGGATATCTCCGCCGCGTTGATGGCGCGGACGCGCACCAGGTAGCGCCCTGCATAGATACCCGGCACTTCAAACGACGTGGTCGAACTGCGCGGCACGTTCACCCAGTTCCCGTCGTTGCGGCGCCACTGCGCTTCATAAGCGATCGCGTTCGGTGCGGGGTTCCAGCTGGCGCGCATCGTTTCAATGCTGATGCCCTGATTCACCACTGAGTAAGAGCCTATGGTGATGTTTTCCGGCGCAAACTGGCTGCCCGGCGGGATCACGCTTACCGGACGCTGGTCAATGATGGCACCGGTATCGATGCGGGCATACTTATCCGGATCGTGAAACGCGCCTGAGATGGTAAATGTGCCATCGTTGTTGTCGCTGACACTCACCACCCGGTACTGCTGGGCATACAGCTCATCAGATTCCACCACCCAGACGCTTTCCGCCTGCGGTATTTCTCCGTAAGCGATACTGACCGTAACGGCCTGACCGTTGATCGCCTGGATTGTTCTGGCCTGTGAAGCGCCGGAAGGAAGATTGAGAATAAGGCGATCGCCCGGCCTGGCATCCGGCACGCGGTCGAGGTTGATCACGCGCCCGTTAACCGAACTGATGCGGCCGCCGGTGACTTTACCGGACAGCATTTCATCAGCGACAGCGATGATATAGCCCGGCTGCGGGATATTGCCGTCCAGCCCGACAGAGAACGTGACGATGCGGTCCTTGTTGTTCGTCAGAATACCCCAGCGCCCCTTACGGTTTGCCTCGCTCTGCCTGGTGCAGCCAATCGCGGTCATCTCAAGCTGGTTAAATCCGTAACGCGCAACCAGCGGTTGCTCAAACACCGGTTCCATGGCGTCAGCGTAGCCGTTGGCCGGGTCGGAATAAGAGACCAGCGCCGTGGTGTAACGGGTTTTGGTCGTGCTGCTCGAGTAAACGAATTCACCGTTTACGACGCTGGCGCGGGTGTAGCTGTAATCAATATCGCGTGGCATGTCTGCCAGCGCCACTATCTGGTTACCGCCCCAGTACGTCATGCCACGAAAAATGGCGGCAAAATCACGCAGCACGGTATAGGCTTCGTTGCGGTCCTGCACATAGACGTTGCAGGTGTAGCGCGGCTCAACGCCGTTCCCGCCCTTTCCGTCCGGTACCAGCTGATCGCAGTACTGCGCCACCTGATACAGCGTCCATTTATCGATATTGGCCGCCGTTAGCCGGTGGCCCAGGCCAAAGCGATCGGCGACCACGATATCGTAAAAAATCCACGCCGGGTTATCTGTCCAGGCCCATTTAAACCCGCCCGTCCAGGTGCCGTTATAGGCGCGTGTCAGCGGATCATAATTATCGGGCACACGGATCACGCGCATCGCCGGTTCACAGGAAATCTGCGGGATGCTGCCGTTGAACTGGCTGGAGTCGAACTCGATGTATAACAGCGCGGTGTTCGGGTAACGCAGCTTGGCGTCAATGACTTCCGTATAGCTCTGCAGCGTCATGGTGTCGCCAGTTTTTGCGCTGTTGGCATCCGGCGTCAGTTTGCGAAGCCGTAATGTCCAGGTGCTGCCCCCACGCGGCAGGTCAATACGGTGACTGCGCTCGTAACCCGTGGTGGTTTTTCCGATAACCGCCGTACTGATAACAGTCTGCCACACCCCACCATTCGTCTGCAGGTCAACTGCATAGGCAACCGAATTGCCCACCAGATCCCCGTTATCCAGCTGCTGGTAAAGTGACGGCCATTTGATGCGCAGGCGAACGGCAGACAACTGCGTGTTGGTAAACGTGCGCGTCCAGGCTGTGGTGTCTGAAACTTCCGTGCCGACACTGATTTCGTTTTCAGAACCAGGCATACCCTGAATATAGGGCTGCGCCTGGGTACCGGGACGGAAATCCCAGGCGACGCCGGAAAAGTTCCGGGAGCCGTCCGGGTTTTCAATCGGCGTACCATCCAGAAAAATATTTCGTCCTGTCAGCCCACCAGCAAACTCCCCCTCGCCCAGGGCGAGCAGGATTTTCGCTTTTGCCACCGACTGGAGATCATCCGGTTGTTCTGTGGGCGTGCGCTGTTTGGAGCCGCCGCCTTTGCGCCCTTTGATAAGTTCTGCCATGTTGCGCCCATAAAAAAGCCACCCTAAGGTGGCTACTGGTTGAATATCAGGGTGTTGTGAATATAAATCCCTGGTTATGTTGTTGGCTCAGCCCGTCAGTGGTGGGACACTGGCGCAATACTTACCGGCGGCATGGCTGATTCCCTCGGTATAACAGGAGTTGAAAATGAGTTTTAACAAAGAAGACCAGCATGATGAAGCGCTCGCCTTTTTGCTTGCAGTTGCCACGGTTGAATCAGGTGATGCTGGCGCCTTTCGTCAACGCGTTACTCAATATATGACAAAGGCCTATGGTGACGATACATCCAAAATGACCATGCAGGAGCAAGGTCGGGCCGAGGCGGTATCCAATTTGTATACCAGAGCCGACAAAATCTATCACCGCATCAAGTAACATCAGGCCCCGGGTAATCCGGGGCTTTTGATGCCTGCAATCGCTTCACTGGCATATTCTTTGGCGCGAGCTTCAATCTCAGCATAAGAGGAATTTGGATTAAAATCTTCCTGATAGATAAGCACCAGTTCATGAGGTGCATTAATTTGATCCAGTTTACAAACTGTAATTTTTGTTTTGATGGTCTTTATCGTTTTAATTTTTAAATCAGGGTGGAAGCTTTCCTGTTTATCGCTATGTGCTACAAATTCAAATCGAGAACCCAATTCCGGGAATCCAATAGTCATTTCCATAAATATCTCCTGCCTCTCGGCTAATTATTAAATAAATTATTGCTGATCTTCGACGTAAATACCGGCGGAAATAATCGCGCCACCGATACGGCGTTTTCCGTAACCGATAGGTACCGGATACCCCTGAGCGGCTGTGTTTGTAACACCACCAAACGCATACGATGCGCGGTTATCGGCGTCCTGCTTACTGGCGAGCCCCGTAGGCTGAGGGGAAAGCATCTGGATCACACCGCCGGCCATAAGTCCTATACCTGAACTAATCATTGCGCCACCAACTGGGGCGGCATATCCCCAGGTAAGACCTGTGACTATTACCCCTGCCACTACAAGAACCGCTCCTAAAATCGTTTGTAACAGCCCAGCCTTTTTACTGCCAATTATTATAGGGACGATACGAATTACTTCTTTTGTTACTGGAAAACCAAGATCATCTACACCAATATTTTTTTTGCCAAGAAACACCGCATAGGTTAAGCCGCGACGCTGACTGGTGATCATAAATTGTTCAAAACCTTTGATCGTTGCGGCCAGCGCACGTGGAGCCTCATGAACAATGCTAATAAGTCGATGATGCGTTTTCCCAAAAGTTTTACCCAAAATACCGCTCAATTCTATTTCAGCCATTACCTCTTGCATGATTACTCCCAAAATAAAAAAACCCACCAATGGTGGGTTGAGTGGTTAATATTTAATTCATTCTAACGGTAAGGGCTTTACATCAACATTCCCGCTTGGATCAGCAAAAAGCCGTACTGCTTTGGTTTCACCGGTTTTGAGCTGCACATAACTCCCGGTGGGTATTGCATCAGAAATACAAAGTTTACCCTCACCTTTTATTGCAACACTCCACTCTCCTGCTTTTAATTTAAAAGTAGCTTTCTCTCCAGGATTAAGGATGGCCGACTTTTCATTATTGAGATACACGCCTGTATAACAACCGCTACCTAAATATCCCTTATCGCGAACAACAATAAGTGTTGAATCAGAGTCTGGTGTTTTGTTTTGATATTTCAACAGTCTTTCAAGTGGAGCTTGCTTCGCTTGGCTGGGAAGAACGGCTTCAGTTGCACACCCAACTAAGCCAAACAACGCCGCTGTAAATAGAATTTTTTTCATATCCCTATCCCCTTTTGGTATGGAGAAAGGTTAGCACAGAGACTTATGGCGTAAAATCTTCATGGTTCGCTCAATCCAGTAACCGCCGTACGGCACCCGCTGGCTGAGATGTCCAAAAAGGTGATGCAGCAGCATGTTGCCTTCCAGCAAAATCCCGGCATGGTTCCACTTGTTCGACTGGACCTGCATGATCACCACGTCGCCCGGCTGCAGCTCGCCGGTGAATTCCCGAAAACCGCACTCGTACCAGTTATCCTGGTAAAAATTATCCGGGTACTGGTCCTCCCACCACGGGTAATCGACGCGGTAATTCGCCAGCTCTATACCGTAGGTCTGACGGTAGTAACTCATCACCAGCCCCCAACAGTCGTAAACGCCGAGTACAAACGGACGCTCCAGCAAGGGGATTTCACCGCGCGGCATAATGGTGCGCAAATCGCCGTCCGGCCAGCTGACGATATGCCACGGCAGTGCCGTCAAATCACATTGCGCTTTGTCCGTTTCGCTCGGCTGAGTGGTTGCATCGGGGTGGCTGTGAACGATGGCAGTCACCGTCCCCCATTCTTCCGCTGTGGCGTAATCCTCCGGCGAGAGGTGAAAATGTTCTGTCGGTTCGGTGGCGAGATTGCGACAGGGGAAATACTTCTCCACCCTGCTTTTCTGCGCCACCACCCCGCAGCACTCACGCGGATATTCCGCCTCGGCGTGGGCCATAATGGCCGCAATGGTCTTTTTACGCATATCAGCTCCGGATTAGCGATGTACCCGGGAAGCCGCCGAACGACAGTTCGTTACCGTCACCAAACCGCAGTTTGCATGCGGTCAGAGTGCCGTTGCATTCATCGCGGGACGGGTCATCCACCGGGTTGTTATTTTTATCGAAGTAGCGAGTCCCGGCGTAATCACAGCCATCACCGGTGCGGTATTTGTTGCGGATGCACCAGGTGCAGAGAGAGTGAAGCTGGCGCGTCGGGATCATCAGCCCCTGCAAATCCATCGGGCTGGATAACGCGAACTCCACCACCTCACTGGTTTCGGAGGTTTTCGCATCGATATACCAGACCTGCAGCTTTTCCTGCGTGGCGTCTGCTATAGGGTTTCCGCCGGGAAAGTTCCGCGCATCAAGGTACTGCGCCAGCGTGTCGTGGATGGTCACTTTGGCCTGCAGCAGATCGTCATACGCCAGGCACAGCGCGGTGATCGAGCCGTCCA